CCTGAGTGGCCAGAAGGTTATACATACTATGATAAGTTCATAGACGAAGTAAAAGAACAAAATAACGGGGATATTCTATTCGTAGCTACTACTATTGGAGACTACAAAGTAATGGCACAAGATATGCAAGAGTTAAAACGATACATAAATCAATTAGGAGAAGTAGTAATATACTATCGCGAGGTCACAACAAATGATACAGTGGATAAAAAACCTGATTAATCTGTATAGATTCAGTAAAGATTCTCGTTGGTTTGAGAAAAATCCAGCAGCTCAAATGAGGTTTGAGGATATAGAGGACTGGACAGAAGAATTAGAGGATAGAATAATATATTTAGAAGAATTAGCACACCCTAAATGTGGGTTAGATGGGTTTGATGGATATGAGCCCTTAATACAGAGGTTAGAGAAGTTAGAAAATGATAGATAGTGAAAAACTTATAGAAGTGCTAAGAGAAGGAGTCGTTGAAATACAATTTAGAAGTTTAAAAAGTAATAAAACTCATTGCAGAGAATATACAACGCATGAGAGTTTTATGAAGACAAGTTTTAAACAATCTGCATCAGATAAAATTATTTGTTATGATGTAGAGTTTAAGAAGCTAGAGGACATAGATGTATCTACTATAGAGAAGTATGTACCTCTGCAAAGGCTGTCATAAAGACAGAATAGGAAAGGAATATGTTAGAATTCATTCAATGGATTATTGCATGGGTACAAGTATTACCATGGATAGTGATGGGAGCATCTTTAGTTGCAGCCCTGACACCTACACCATTAGACGATGGTTGGGTAAAGAAAGTTTATAAAGTATTAGACTGGGTAGCCCTAAACGTAGGGAAAGCGAAGGATAAGTAAATGTCAGATGGAGAAGACAGCAGCAGAAATGAAGTTGAAATTGATTTAGATAAGTATATGGCTCTTATTGAAAAACTCGATAAGTCCGACGATACTATTAAAGAAATGAAACTAGAAGCTGAGCAAGCTAGAAAGAGACTAGCTCCCCCAAAGAGAAAGTTTATAGATTTATTTTTAGATGATAATGATGTAAACGAAAAAGCCATTATAGGTTTTATATCATTCTTTTTAATGACAGTTTTCGGAGTATGTGATTTAGTTACAGCATTCTGGGATATGGATTTGAAAGTATCTGATACAATTTACACCTCTTTTGTAGTGGTAACCTTAGGAGCATTTGGAATTTCAGAGGCTGGCAAAGCCTTTGGTAACAAATAAAAATAATACTTGACATTTGGTTAGATTTTCTATATAATATACTTTATGAATTTATTTTATTTAGACGAAGATTTAGACAAGTGCGCAGAAGCTCATGTAGACAAGCATATAGTTAAGATGCCTTTAGAGGCTGCTCAGCTGTTATGTACTGCCATATGGGTAGATGAAGTATTAGGATTCACTCCTCGTGCGTTAAACGCCGAAGAAAGAGAAATTCTCAATTCACGAAAGTCAGAAATCAAACACCTTCCTCTAGAAGAAAGACCTCTGACACCTTACTTGCCGATGATGTATAATCATCCTTGCACGATTTGGACACGGTCTTCCCTAGATAACTTTGAGTGGGTTCATTGCTATGCTAACGCATTAAATGATGAATACCATTACCGATATGGCAAACTTCACAAGAGTGTAGAAGAAGTAATAAATAAGCTACCAGAACCGAAGAACATGCCACGCAACGGACTCACTCCATTTCTTATGGCTATGCCCGATGAACTAAAAGACGAATCTAATGTTATCGAGTCATACCGCCTATACTACCACACAGATAAAGCAACTTTTGCTAAGTGGTCATATCGTGAACAACCAGATTGGTGGGACGAAGGACTAGCTTGGTACGATAAAAGGATAACTGCAAAATAATGAAAAGATTTTGGATAATATGGAAACATTCATTAGGTTCTTTTAATAAAGATGAAGGATATAATGAAAGAAATGAAAATGCAATAGCAGTTGTACGCACTTTAGTAGTGGGTATAAATTTAATATGTGCTAGCCTTATTATGGCAAACATTGTTGTAGGTTGGCTGGCAGAATGATTGAATATATAGTCGGAATTATATTAGTTGGAATAGGAGTATTTCTAGTTTGGGAAAGCTCTGTAGCACTTTCAGAAAGAAAGAAACGCTTTCAAGATGGAACTCACGATTATTATGACAATCCTATTGATAAGGAGAAAGATGAATAAAGTAATAATATATAGCAGCCCTAGTTGTAGTTATTGTACGATGGCTAAAAATCTTGCAGAACAAAGAGGCTGTGATGTTGAATATAAAGTTTTTGGTAAAGACTACCAAAAAGAAGAAATGTTTGAGATGTTTCCAGGGGCTAGAACATTCCCGCAAATTATATTTAATGATGAAAAAATCGGAGGGTATACTGCTTTAGTCAGTATGTTAACTGATGAAGTTTAATGAAGAAGAAGTATTAAACTGGGTAAGGAATCATATACTATCTACCTATAGTGCCCATTATGGTAAAAATAAAATCCAAACAACTGAGTTTGTATTTGATGCAGGTCATGGAGAAGGATTCTCCATCGGAAATATAATCAAGTATGCTCAGAGATATGGTAAAAAGAATGGAAGCAATCCAGAGGACTTGTTAAAGATAATACACTACGCAATAATATTATTAGGGAGTGAACACATTGATAAGAAGTAAATCAGGAGAAAAGTTATCGTTTGATAACATAGAACGAGTCATCTCAGAACTCGAACAGGAAAATCCTATAACTAAAAAGGAAGCCTGTGGCATGCTGAATATTAGGTATAACACGACCAGACTTCAGAAAATCATAGACGACCACCTTGATACAAAGAACTTTCGTGAAGCACGAAAGAGTCAAAACAAGGGTAAAATGGCTACAGAGGACGAAATAAGTTCTGTAGTTAAACTATATTTAGAGGGCTTAAATGTAACGAGCATAGCAAACGCTTTGTATCGTTCCCCAGCCTTTGTTAAGAATATAGTAGAAAAAACAGGAATACCTCAAAAACTGGCAGATTCAGACTATGAAGGCATGAGAGATTATCTATTGCCAGAACAGTGTGTATCTTCAGAATTTTCATATAGTGAAAAAGTATGGTATCCTCGTCAAAACAAGTTTGCACTTGTAAAGCACGAGATAACACAGAAGTATCAATCTGAACGTAAAGGATATGCAGGTTATGGAAACATAACACAGTGTCTCAATTACGAAGATAAGTATGGGGCTAAGGCATATAAAGTATTTGTCCTAGAACCTTGTGATACTTCAACTACTCTTTTTCCTTGGATAAATGGAGAAACAACAGGATTTTGGGCAACTGCACTGGCGTATGATTTAGGAAGTCTAAGACACTTAGATAAATACTTATAGGAATGAAAAATGTGGGAAATACTAATAGCGGCTTATGTCTCAGGAGTGGGCATGGCGCTTTGGAAACTTTGGTTTCCAGCACTAAAAATAATAAAAGAAATCGCTCCTACTTCAGTTGTAGCAACTAATGGAGTAGTGGGCACAATAGTAATGACTTTTTTCTTTACTCTTATGTTACCAATAATAATCTTTGCATTTTTATATGATGACGTAGCAGAAAAGTTTGTAAGGTCATTTATAAATGGAGCAACAACAGAAGATGAAAGACGATAGTTATTCAACATATATGGAAGGTGAGCTCAGAGCAGACACTATAAAAATAGATGGGCACTGGGGTTGCAGACTTTATGTAAACAATCAAGTAGTAAAAACAGAATTTTATAAAGGACATGGGGAATCTTACGCAGAATCTGCCGCAGAGAATTATGTCTTGGGGATAAAGAGAATATGAACTATTTATTAGAAGCTTTATGTAAAAAATTAGAAGGTGATATTGCAATTGCAAAGGCTAACATCAAAACTTATGAAAGAAACTCGATAGGTATAGGAGAGCATCCTGAACTTGTTCAAGCGATTGAAATGGAAGTAGATAAGTTAGCGACCGCGGAAGATAAATTATCAGCAATACACAACCATTTTGATGAAGCACATAAAAAATAGTTCTTGACTTCGCTTTATAAATTTTATATAATATATATATGAGTGATAGATTTTACATGCAAATGAAAGAAGCCACGGGCTGGTGCCCCGGCTTACCAGAATCTTATAAAAATAAAAGGAGAAAAAATATGTCTTGGACAGATGAAAAAAAGCAAGAAGCAGTCGATTTATATACGGCTGAAGAACCTACTCCCGAGAACAGTATGGAAGTAGTTAAGGATATCGCAGAGCAGTTAGAAGAATCTCCTAACGGCGTTAGAATGATACTTACAAAGGCAGGTGTATATGTCAAGAAGACGCCAGCTAAGAGTACTTCAAGCGGCTCAAGCGGTGGTGGTAGAGTAAGTGTAGCAGGTGCGCAAGCAGACCTAACTAGTGCTTTGACAGACGCAGGTCAAGAAGTTGACGCTGCAATAGTATCAAAGCTAACAGGTAAAGCAGCAGTATACTTTACAACAATAGTAAATAACTTAAACAATTAATTTAGTTTAGTTTTTCACTAGGGTAGTGCAGACTGCCCTAGTTTTTTGCATCTTGTAGATGTAACCAAATAGTAGTACAATTCAAATTATC